AAGCTGAAGATTCTTGCTTGCCGGGGGAATGGGATTCTTGTGCCGGGGCATACGGTGACTCCTTTAAGCGGTTTGGTGGAAAATTTCTTCGGGCGCATGGTAAAGCTCCACGGAGGCGTTGTACTGGTTGCGAAGTTTGGTGATGGGGTTGGAAGCTTCATGCTGGTACTGAACCATCATATCCAGTGATTTCCAGTTGCCGCCGCCAGCTTCATGCAGAGCGTTAAGCAGATCCTGCAACGCCGCCATATCCACCATCATTTGAGGGTTGGGGCTTGCCATTCGATTTCCTCCAGGTTGTCCATATCCCAGCCTTTTTCGCTTGCGCATTCGGCGCAAATCTCAACCTCCGCATGTTGACGCCCTACCATTTTAGGCAATCCTGCGGGAACGTTATCATCCCGGATCAAACGAATGGAAGCTCTTTGATGTTTGTGGGTTTGGCGATGCATCATGTGGCTGAAAGCGTCGGTGTAGTATCCGCATGAACAGGTCACGCGCTCGAAGACGGCGACGATTGCGGTGGTGGTCCAGACATTCCTGGATTCCCATTCACGGACTTTCGACTCAATGGCTTCGCGCTCTTCGGATTTGAGATTGGCGCGCTTCAAGCGCTCGCGGTTGGCGGCGTATGCCCCGGCTTCGGATTGGATGGAAAGGGATTCGGCGAGCAGATCATCCAGATCGTCGAATTTTGGCTTCGGGGGCTTGGGCTTCCGGGCAGACTCGGCCAGCAACTGGTTAAGCTCATCAAGGATTACAGGGGTTTGGGTCATTGTCAGGTCTCCGTTGACATTTCGCGGAATCAATTATCCACGCGAAATATTATCTCATACTCCGAGCGGATTTCGACCAGAGTTTGAGAAAAATCAAATCAGAGTTTGACGGAAATCAAAACGCCCCCTGGCCAGACGAATCCGACGAGGGGGCGGGAAGGCAGGCAGGCGGGGGATTAGAGCTTACGGCCTGGATTGTTGCGGTTGGAATTGCCTTGGCTTTCGTCGGTGGCTTTCTTATCCGCTTCTTCCTTTTCGACGGCCTTGGCTTCTTCGCGGGCCGCTTCGTTCACGCTCGAATGCTGGGCGTTGATGTCCGAAGCGTCGGCTGGTTTGCTTTCCGTGGCGGATGCCTGCAGATCTTCAGTGGTCGGCGCGGCTTGCGGATGGCCGTGTTCAGGATGGCCGACGCTGCCTGGGCCGGGCCCGCCGGTCGAGCCGGGGAAACCGACTTCGCCGACCAGTGGCTTGTCGCTGTTTTCCAGCTCGCTGGCTTCGGGCTTCAGCGCCGGGACCGTGCGGTTGGTGTCGGAGACGTGAGCTTCTTGGTAGGTGGCGAGCTTGGCAGCCAGCGAGTCTTCGCCGATCGTACCGTCGGGATTGGCGGCTTGGCGGAGTTGGCCGACGCGGTCATCGGGCCAGCGAGCATGAGGGCCGTTGGGGAAACCGCGACCTTCTTCGGCTGGTTGCCAGAGGGTGACGCCGGAGCGGGAGAGCGTGCCGACTTTGCCGTGAGCATCTTCCGGAACCGTGACTTCCAGGTTAACGCAGTTCGCGCCGACCACGCTGTCCACGGTGGCATCGTAGGGCTTGATTTCAGGATTGCCACGTTGGTATTCGTCGAAGTGGGCTGCGGAGTCGAAGTACCAGACTTTGTCGCCTGGCTTCGGCATGATGGTGGTTTCAGGTTGCATCTTGAATCTCCTCGATCAGTGGGATTGCTTGGTTGATTTTCGCTTGAACCATCCCGACATACCAGATCAAATTGATAATCTGGTGCCGGTCGGAGATTGGGAGTTTGGCAAAAGCTTCGGATTGGGTAAAGGATTCGACTTCCGCAAACTCTGACTTGATGCCAGAAAATCGGGAGAGAGTGGCGAGCAGTGTCACAAGGCTTTCCTTCAGATGTGAAAAAACCCGCCGAAGCGGGCTTGGGGCAGGTGCCGGCGGCGGATTAGGCTTTGACTTCGTCGCCCACGGTGCCATCGTAATGGGCCTGGGTGTAGGCCGCTTGCTCTGCGGTCGGCTGCGAATCCTGGCCGCCATCCAGCTCGCCGAGCAGGCTGTCCGTGTCGATCTTGCTCGTGCCCTTGGCGGCTTTTTCGGCTTCCAGGCGGTCGATGATCGGCTTGATGGCAGGGTTGCCACGCAGAGCGACTTTTTCCGCTTGCGTTTTCTTGGCCAGGAAAGACTTGACCGTTTCCATTGGCAGGTTTTTCGCTTCGGCGAGCGCGCGGGCCAGGATGCTGGTGCCGGCCATGCCGCCGCCTTCGCGTTTCTGGTTCCACTCGCCCTTGGCCAGACGATCCATCAGGTCGTCGACGGCCAGGATCGCATCGTCCATGTCGTCCAGACCGGCGATCTCGTCACCGAGTTTCTGCTCTGCGCCGTGGGCGGCGAACTTGAAGAGCATGTTGCCGGGGATGGTGAAGAGACGGGTTTCGCCGTTGCGGAAGTCCAGACGGACCTTGACGTTGTCGCCTTCCACGAACGATTCTTTCAGCAGCTTGCGCTTGCCGACGAAGTCCTGGGTGCGGCCGTCGTCCATCTTGACGGTTTCGACGGTTGGCGCGGACTTGGCGGCTTTGGTTTGTTCGGTCATGATTGAAGCTCCTTCGGTTGGTTTGGCAGGCATTCGGATGTCGAGATTCGCGGAGAGTGCTTGCCGGTATGCTCTCGTTTTGCGATTCGATGAGGGATTGTAGCGCCAGCCGGAGGGGCTGGCAAGCGGGATTTCGAAATCTGGTTAGTCGGGTTTCGAATTGGTCTGCTCCTGCGCTGGTTGATGCGCGCGGCCAGCCTGCCAGCCAGCCCGGAATCCCCACTTCCAATACGGGTCGAGCCCTCGGCCACGGTCGTCGCCTTGCTCGTCCAGCGCAGCCTGGCAGGCCGGATCGAATGGTGTCTTATCGCTCGGGTGCGCGCCGCCCGCTTCATCACGCGGATTGATTGCGATGGGAACGTACTCGACGCGCGCATCCCCGGCTGGCACTGTCGGCGCTGGCTGGTTGGCGAGGGCGGCGCGCAGGTCACGACGGTAGTCTTCAGCATCAACCAACGTCAGGTTGTTCCAGTGATAGACATGATTCGGTAGCGGTGGCAGCGCATCCCCTGCTGTCGGCGCTGCGCGGCGACCCAGCGCCCAAGCCAGCGCCAGTGCTTCTTGTATCACTTCCGACGGTTCGATAACTTTTCCGTCCTTCGACTCAATAATCCAGCGACCCCCACGCCCATCCAGCTGACGCAGCTTATAACCTTTTTGCAATTCGTTCATTTCCTTCTCCTTAGTTCAATCAGGCGATTAGTGCTCGTTCCAGTGGGTCAAGGTCAATCGGCTTCCTCACCCACAATTCAATCCAGTAAACATTCCCGTCCGATTGCAACCGAGTCAAGATCTCGTTCCGAACCTCGACTTCATGCAGCGCATGCCCGGTGTATTGCCGCAAGCACCAACGATAGCATCGAAACTTGTCAGCGAGCTGTCTTGCCCGGGACCGCTCCAATCCGCTTGCAATCGTATGCCGGGCGGAGACACCATCCGGGCTGGACAGGCATTCGATATAGGCTTTCCGCACCGTCAGATTGAATTCCGGGGGGAATTTGTCTGGCGAACGAAGCTTCCATCGACTCATTTCGGGTTCCTCAGAGCGGCTGCATAGCTCGGAGGGAGGGTTTGCGATGGCTTGACCGCCCGGTCGGTGGCTTCTTCCCCTTCCCCCGGCGGCAATTCATACGGAATCGGCTGGCCTTCCGCGAGCTTGGCTTCCCGTTTCCGGTCGGCTTCGGCTTGCGCCGCCGCGATTTTCGCCATTCCGCCACCCGCCAAGCTCTCCCTGAACCGTGCCTCCAACTCCGTTGTTGGGGCTGCGGAGACTGCCTCCAAGTCAATCCCAAACTCTTTGGCCGCGTCCGCCAGCGAATCTTCCACAGTCCGGCGGGAGATTTGAAGGGTTTGCTCATCCAGATACGTGATCGAACAGCCTGCCGCTGCTTCATTCAATCCCGGATCAAGCGCCGGGTTTTCCTTTGCTGCCCTCACCGATGCGTAAAGATCAAATCGAATCCGATTGGCTTCCTTACGGTCCTTCAACCGAATCGTTACCGGCTTGGGTTCCTGAAAGGCTTTGCGCCAGAGTGCTTGGAGCAATGCGGTGCGTTTTTGTGTGACTGATGTCATGGGTTTCTCCAGTAAGTTCTGAGGGGATCGGGCGAAGACTTATAAGAAACTCCCCTCGGATATCGCCATCATGCCTGCATTCCCTCCAGGGGTCAATCTCCACCGTGGGAGTCTGTTGCGGGTTTCGGCGAGTCTGTCCGAGTTCCCCTCCGTGCGACTCGGTTTGGTGCGAATGTGGTGGAATCTGGTGCGCGATTCGGGTGGTTAGATGTGGGGATACCCCCTCCCCCCTTATACCCTTCTGGTCCTGTACTGTTGCTATTAAAAAAAAAATATTGCCATAGGGAAAGAATCACAGGAGGGGAAGGGGATAGGGGTGGGGGGGGCATACCTACATGCAAATCCCTATATCTGGCGACATATTTCGCCACATTGCCTACAGATTGGGACATACCGGAAGATATTGGTGGAAACCGGCGGCACACCGGCAGAAACTCCCTGACAACTCCCGGAAACCCGCGCGGAATAAAGAGCTATACTCCACGCGGATTTAATAGAGGGCCATGGAGACGTTTGGAGGCGAGGATGGGGGTTGGCATACCCCCGGAGGCGATCGTGGCGTGGCGGTGGGTTTCCGGGCCTCCAAATCGATTTTGGCATCCGGCGAATCCTCCCCACCCAACCGAGGGTTTCCCGCGTGGACAATCGGCCAAGAAGCGTCAAAAGCCCGACGAATCGGGCTGATGGGGAGGATTTCGGGTGGGCAGGCGATTACTTATCCGCGCCGGGCATCGAATCGTTGGCTGCCATCGGATCGTCGCCCAAGCCATCAAGCTCGGCCAAGAGGTCCGGGAGGTCGTCGCCATTCCCAGCCGCATCTTCCGCACGGATTTCCTCAATATGCTTGGCGATGTCGGAGGTTTTGCGGAGCGCGGCTTTTTCCTTGTCCGACTTGGTTTCGAGCCAAGATTTGATCTGGTCGGTGGTTTTCCGGCCAGCATACATCCGAACGAGGGCGCGGAGGAGCAGACCGCCCGTCACGGCCCCTTCCCGGCGTTTGTTCCACTCGCCTGCCTGCAGCCGCTTGGCCACCGCTTCGACGGCATCGAACTTGGTTTCGATGGTCGCCGACCTTCCCGTTTCCGGATCGCGGGTGATGGCAGCCGCGTCAACGAGCTTTTGCTTCAACCCGTGCATGATGGCTTGGGCCAAGACTTCCGGGGTGAGGTTCCCGGCGTCGATCTGAATCCACTTCCCATTCCGGAAATCGATGTTCAGCATTCCACATGGCACCGTGACGGTCTTTTCCGGTGCTGGGAAGGTGGTTGCGACGCTCATGTCTGGGGTTTTCTTGGTTGCGTTCATGATTCATTCTCCGTTGATTGTGCGGCCCCTCAGCCGCGTCTGTTTGGCAGGATCGCCACGCATGCCTCATGTTTCACGTGGAACACTGGCATGCATTCCGTCCCTACTCTCCGATGGTCAGGTCCCACACGATGATCCCGACCGCGATCACGTACAGCACCCACATCGCCACTTCCAGCCAATCCCTCATTCGCCGACCCATTCCCAATAAACCTTTGCGTCAATGATCGAATCGAACAGCACATCCCCGGATTCGATCAAGGCCTGCAACGCTTCATCAAACGATTCCACGCCAGCATAATCGGTCGCCTGCTCCCGCACATACATCAACAGCTTCTGTGTGTCCGTTGCGCCATCCGCCTTCAATTGCCGTTCAATCGCTTCCTTGATCGTAAACATTCCCATCCTCCGTTTGGTTGTCGGCGTTTGCTGAACCGATGAATCATTGTCGCAGGTTCCCGCCCCCATGTGTAGAGTATTCCCTCTAGAACCTCCCCATTCGTTGCCTAATGTAAGGTGCGCGCGCCCGCGTAGCAATAACCATGCCTGGAAATTTCCGTGCCTGCTCCGGGCATGAGGATTGCTAAGGCAAAATCCGTGCCAGTAGGTGACCCCGGGGGTGGGCTTCCGGCAGGGGGAGGGTCGCGCTGGCGGGTGTTCACGGGCATACACAGCCGACATACCACTGCCCCAAATCCTCCCTCGACTAGTCTTTCTTGCACTGAGTCGATTATCTGCGTGGATTTCCTTATAAGTCTTCGCCGTGACGAAATCCCGCTGGAGGGCGGGGGCAAACCCAGAGAAAGCCCCGACCGGGGGTGGCTTATCCTTCCCCTCCCCCTTGCTTTCCCAGGGACTCCTCGGAAAAATTTCAAAAAGGTCCGAAATTGAAATCCGCGCGGAATAAGATTTTATACTCCGAGGGGATTATCCTCCCGCTGCCCCAATCCCGATTGACAGCCCGCGCAGGCTCTGCTACCTTGACCGAAATCAACCACAGACGCCCGGGTGCGTCGCAAAGCTTCGGGGGAAACCATGGCAAGCAACACATTGCAGGGAACGGAAAGTGCTTCCAACGCGATCAAACGGGTCAGCTACACGCATGATGCGATGCTGGATCTGATCATTGCGCGGCCGGAGATCAGCCAGTTAGCAATCGCGGATCATTTCGGCTACACCCAGCCCTGGGTTTCCCGGATCATGAACTCCGACGCTTTCCAAGCCCGCTTGGCGGAGCGAAAGGGCGATATCATCGACCCGACGCTGACGGCGAACTTCGAAGAGCGGATGAAAAGCTTGGCGGCACAATCCATGGATGTGCTGGAACGGAAGTTGGCGCAGACATCCAACCCAGACCTAGCTTTCAAGATCTTCGAAGTTTCGTCCAAAGCCATGGGGTACGGCGCCAGGGAGAAAAACGTCGCGGTGCAGAATAACTTCGTCGTGCAGCTCCCGAATAAGATCCAGGATGCACAAGCCTGGGCTAATGCCCACAATCCGAACGGGGATGACGGAGTTGTGATTGAAGCGGAAGTTCGATAACTTAAGGAGCAGGAAAAATGATACCAGGTATGCCGGGTCAGCGCCCGCCGATGGAAATGGACCAGCAACGCTGGCCGGAGATTCTGCAGGCGATGCAGAAGCAGCAGATGGGCCCGCAGGCCGCACAGCAACCACCGCCGAATCCGATGGGGGAAGGGCTGAATCCGATGCAGGCGGGGCAAGGGCAGCAAGCTCCGGGCGGCGGGATGATGCAGCAGATCATGATGCAGCTTTTCCAGCAGCAGATGAAGCAGCAAAACGACAACCAAGCGATGTGAGCCCGCGATGAACATCCTAGTAATCTATCCAAATCAATTCGCTGTTAAGCAGGCCGCCGGCGAAGATACGTTCGCTGCCCCCGGCGTGAAGGTCATCCACACAATCGTCCGCACGGAAGATGACCTATTTCGGCTGAGCGGGTTCAGTTTCCATGCGGTGATCGGATTGGATCATGCCAATGCTGACCTCGTCCCGCGCCTGAAATCCAAGGTAAGGGCTCCCGCCTGATGTTTTCCCCACCTTCCGACCGTACCGGCCCGACAGTCCTCTGGAAACCGCAGCCGGGGCCGCAAACCGCGTTGCTGGAATGCGCGATCTTCGAGGTCTTTTACGGCGGCGCGCGGGGCGGGGGGAAGACTGAAAGCTCGATCGGGGATTGGCTGCAGCATTCGAATTTGTACGGCGAGCATGCGATTGGGATCTTCGTTCGGCGGAGGTTGACACAGCTTTCCGAGGTGATCGCACGGACGAAGCAGATCTTCAAGCCACTTGGGGCAAAATACAACGAGCAGCAAAAAACCTGGACGATGAAGAACGGGGCCAGGTTGAAATTCGTCTATCTGGAAAAGGATTCCGATGCGGAAGAATACCAAGGCCACTCATACACGCGGGTTTATGTCGAGGAGCTCACCAACTTCCCTTCGCCTAGCCCTATTGATAAGCTTCGTGCTACTCTACGTAGCGGGGCTGGTGTGCCTGTTGGTATGCGACTTACGGGAAATCCTGGCGGTCCTGGCCACAATTGGGTAAAAGCCCGTTACATCGACCCTGCCCCGAAGGGGTATAAGGTCATGACGGAGCAGACCACCTTTGAACTGGATGGCCAGCAAGTCACCGTCAGCCTCGACCGCGTCTTCATCCCATCCAAAATCGGCGATAACCAGTTGCTGATGCGGAACGACCCGACCTACATCCTCCGCCTGCGCCAAGCCGGTTCGGAGCAGCTGGTGAAAGCCTGGCTGGAAGGGAACTGGGATATCGTTGACGGTGCGTTCTTCGACGAATGGTCAGATCAAAACGTGCTGGAAATGGGATGGCTGGATCGGATTCCGGCGAATGCCCTGAAGTTCCGGGCGCATGATTGGGGGTCGGCAAAGCCAGCGTCGACTGGCTGGTATGCGGTCAGTGACGGGACATGGGGGTTGCCGAAAGGTGCGATCGTCAAGTATCGGGAATGGTACACGAATAAGGGCCCAAACAAAGGGCTGAAGATCCCCGCCGACCAAATGGCCATGGGAATCATGACGCGGGAAGGTGCGGTTTTCAACGACCACGGGCAGAAAGTCCGCGATCCGATCGAAGGGGTACGGTACGGCGCGGCTGACCCAGCTATCTTCATACGAAACGGCGGGCCTTCGATTGCCGAAATCATGATGATGAAGGGCTGCACCTGGAAGCCGGCGGATAATAAGCGCAAACCGGGCTGGGAAAGTATGCGGCAGCGGATCGTCGGAGATTCCTGCAGCCCCAACGAATACGCCACATCTTACGAAGTAGTCCTGAAGGACGGAACTTCAATCTGGCGCGTTCCGATGCTTTACGTTCTCGAATGCTGCGAAGATTCGATCCGAACCATCCCGGTGCTTCAGCACGATGAGAAAGACCCCGAGGATCTTGACACCGACGCCGAAGACCACGCAGCCGATGAAATGCGCTATGCCTGCATGTCCCGGCCTTGGGTGCCAAAGGGCATTCCCGTCCCGGCTTCAACCTTGCCCAAGCTCCCGCAAGACTATACAATCTTCGAACTAATCGCTAAGCGGACCAAAGCTCGCTCAGCATCCTCCCTGGACTAAGGACACCAAGAATGAAACGAGAAGATCTGCGCCACGATGATGAGACGCGAAAGTGGCTGGGGGAGCTGGAAGCGGCGACCAAGCGGGAAGAATCCTGGCGGAAGAAGGGGAAGGAGATCGTCCAGATTTATGAGGCGGAGAAGGCTCGTCAGGACAATCCATTCAATATCCTGTTTTCGAACACCGAGACACTGCTGCCAGCTCTCTTCAATAACACTCCCCGCCCGGAGATTAAGCGGAGGTTTGGCGATGCCGACCCCATCGGTCGGGTAGCTTCGATCGTCCTCAAGCGCAGCCTGGAATATGAAATGGATGCCAACGAGGAGGATTATTCCGGCTTCACTGGCTTGATGGAATCGGCGGTGCTGGAAGCGCTTCTTCCGGGCCGTGGCTTGACGCGCTTTAAGTATGAAGCTGCGATCACCGGGGAAGGGGAAGACGCCAAGGTCCAGGCAGAATCCGTCGTCGGAGAGGAAGTCCCTTGGGATCGTATCCGCATGGGGTATGGGCTCAAGTGGAAGCAAATCCCATGGCTGGCATTCGAACACTTCATGACACGCGAGGAAGTCAAACGCCACTTCCCCGGCATGGAGGGGAAGGTCGTTTTCGATATCAAGCCCGGCACGGAAGGCCAGCGGGATAAAGAAGGGGAGGCAAAAACTGAATCCGGGTCGAACGAATTCCAGCTGGCGCAGATATTCGAAATCTGGGACAAGCTCGGACGGCAAGTTGTGTTCGTCTCCGGTGGCTGCGAAACGGTGCTGAAAAAGGTTCCGCCGCCTATGAAGTTGTCGGGATTTTTCCCGTGCCCGCGTCCGCTGCAGCTAATCCAAAAGGTCTCGTCGACTACCCCAACTCCGCTGTACTCGCTCTACGAGGAGCAGGCGCAGGAACTGAATGTTTGCACGCGCCGGATCGACAAGATCACCCGGGCGATGAAGATTCGCGGCTTCTACGATGGGACGCTGACCGGTCTGGAAGCGTTGATGAATGCCGAGGATAACACCCTGCTTCCGGCGGAGAATGTCTCGGCGATGCTCCAAGGCCAAACCCTGGATCGTGCTGTCTGGTTCTTCCCGATCGAAAAGTTGGTCGGGGTGCTCCAGCAACTCTATACCCAGCGAGAACAAATCAAATCGGTGATCTACGAGATCACTGGCGTTAGCGACATCCTGCGTGGTGCCAGCCGGGCTTCGGAAACCGCCACGGCGCAAAATATCAAAAACCAGTGGGGGACGCTGCGGCTGAAGCGCTCGCAGAAGGAAGTCATGCGGTATTGCCGGGATTGCCTGCGGATTATGGCGGAGATTACTGGCGAACATGTCGGACCGGAAACGCTTGCAGGGATGACGGGGCTGAATTACCCAACGGCGCAGCAGAAGGAGGAAGCGCAGAAGATTATGGGGCAACTCCAGCCGATGCTCCAGCCGCAGCCAGGCCCCGACGGTCAGCCCGGACAGCCTGATCCAGGCTTGCAGCAACAGGCGCAGAAGCTGCAGGAAATTCTGGACAAGCCAAGCTGGGAGGATATCAAAGCGGTGCTGGCGAATGACCTCCAGCGGCAGTATAAAATCGATATCGAAACCAATTCGACTGTCGATGCGGAAGCCACGGAAGATAAGGCCGATGTGGCAGAATTCTTGAACTCCCTGTCGCAGTTCCTGAACGGCGTTGCGCCGATGATCGAACAAGGCTACCTTCAGTTCGATGTGGCGAAGACGATGTTGCTGGCGATCGTCCGCCGGTTCCGCTTCGGGGTTGAGGTCGAGGATCAAATCTCGGCGATGCAAGCCCCGCCGCCGAAAGATGAAGGTCCGGACCCGAAAGTCCAGGCTGAGCAAGAAAAGCTGAAGATGGAACAGCAACGGATGCAGATGGAGATGCAGCAGAAACAGCAGATGTTCGAGCTGGAGATGGCGCAAGCACGGGAAAAAATGGAGCTGGAACGTGAGCAAATGCAGTTCGAACGGGAAAAGCTGGCGATGCAACATCAAGATGACTTGCAAGCCATTCAAGAAAAGGCTATGATCCGGCAACAAGATCAGGCTTTCAGGCAGCAGCAACAAGTGGCGAAGGCTGAAGAACAAGCCATGGCTGCACAACAATCACAAGGGGAATAGAATGCCGACGTATGAATACCGCTGCAAGAACGGGCATAAGTTTGACAGGGTTTTCACGATCAAGGAATACCAGCCAATCACCCAGTGTGACTGCGGCTGTTCTGCTGATCGCATCTTCACCGTTGCTCCCGTGGGCTTTGTCCGGGGCGACGTCCACTATCGCTGCCCAATCACCAACAAGCCCATCACCTCCCACGCGGAGCATGAAGAAAATCTCGCTCGCCACGGCTGCCGTGTCCTGGAATCCGGAGAACGGGAAGATGCGGCTCGCTTCCGTGCCAGGGAAGAAGCGGAATTCGACGCCAAGATCGAAGCAACCACCGAAGAATTCGTGGCGAACTTGCCAGCGGATAAAAAAGAACAGCTGGCATGTGAGCTCGATGCCGGCGTTGACATTAGCTTTGAACGCGCTTAAGGGGAACGGAAATGAACTTCAAAAAATTGATGATGCAATATCGCTTGATGAACGGTCTGGATTCGGAAGGTTCGGCAGGTGGCGGTGAGCCGTCGTTCGATATCGAAGCGGCTTCGGATTCGATCGGGGCAGAAATCTTCCGCAACGAAGAAGGGGAACCTCCAGAAGGGGAAGCGGTCCCTGCCGAACGTCGGGAACCTCCGACCGGCACACCAACCCCTCCGCCCGAGCAGAAACCAGAAGATGGCCAACCTGCGGCTGATGAAATCGCCAAGCCAACCGCTCCGAAATCCTGGAAACAGGACGTGGCGACGGAATGGGAGAAGTTGCCGCCGTCGGTCCAAGCGGAAGTCCTGCGCCGTGAGGAAGATTTCCACAAAGGCATCGAGGGTTACAAGGCCCATGCTACAGTCGGTCAGGCCTTCGTGCAAGCCGCGCAACCGTTCCATCAGCTCCTGGCTGACCAAGGTCACAATCCGGTCCACCTCTCCCAGCAACTCCTCGGTGCGCATGCCATGCTGTCGCTTGGCTCGCCGGAGCAGAAGTATGCGCAGGTCCTGGAAATCGCCAGGCAGTATGGCGTCGAACTCAACCCCGTCGACCCTGCCGATGCCCCTTACGTCGATCCGCAAGTCCTTGCCTTGCAAAAGGAGCTGCAAGCTGTAAAATCCCAAATAACCCAAACGGAGCGGGGGCAGGAAGCATTCCGTCGGCAGCAGGAAACAGAAATCCGTGGAAAGCTCTCGAACGAAATCAGTGCCTTCGCTGCCGATCCGGCCAACGCTTATTTCGACGAAGTGGCAAACGACATTGCCGTTTTGATCGACCGTGGCTTGGCCAAGGATTTGAAAGACGCGTACCAGCAAGCAATCTACCGCAACCCTGTGACGCGCGACAAAGAAATCCAGCGGGCGGCAGCTGAAAAAGCGGAATCGGTCCGGAAGGAAGCGGCCGCTAAAGCAGACTCCGCCCGCCGGGCAACAAGCACCAACATTCGGACGACCGCAAAACCAGCAAGTGCGACCACTGGCCTGGGAAGCATCGACGAGACCCTTGCAGCAACGCTGGCTGAAATCCAAAGCCGCGAAAAGTGATTCGTTAATTTTCCCAACCAGGAGCTATAATGCCATCCCCAAATGCAATCTTCACCGAGCTGGTTTCGACCACCTTCCGCAAACACCGCAAGGAAGTCAAGGACGCCATCTCGAACAACAACGCGCTGCTGAAACGCCTGCAGTCGAAGGGCAACATCAAGCATGAAGACGGCGGCCTGTCCATCGTCGAGCCGCTGGACTACGCCCAGAACCAGACCTACCAGCGGTATTCGGGCTACGATACGCTGAACATCGGTGCGTCGGATGTTATCTCGGCTTCGGAATGGCAATGGCGCCAGATCGCGATCAACGTGACCGCGTCGGGCCAGGAACTGCGCACCAACAAAGGCGAAGCCCGCATCATCAACCTGGTGAAGTCCCGCATGAAGAATGCGACCCGCACCTTCAAAAACAATTTCAGCTACGATATCTACTCCGACGGCACACTGGCCAACCAGATCAACGGTCTGCAAGCCCTGGTCTCGGACACCGGCCTGGGCACTGTCGGCGGCATCGATTCGTCGGCGTGGGCGTTCTGGCGGAATAAGGTCCAGTCGGCGGCAGCCCCGATCCAAGGCGGTGGCGCCGTCACCATGTCGAAAGACACCATCGAAAACCAGATGCTGAACATGTGGCTGTCGATGGTGCGCGGCGATGACCGTCCGGACCTGATCGTCGCCAGCAACGAGTACTTCGCCATGTACGAAAACTCGCAGCTGTCGATGAAGCGCTACACCAACGCCGACAACGCCAAGGGCGGCTTCCTGAGCCTGAAATACAAAGACTCGGATGTGATCTTCGACGGCGGCAGCGGCATCCCAGCCAACCACATGTACTTCCTCAACACGGACTACATCTACCTGGTCGTCCACTCGGACGCAGACATGACCGTGATGGACGAAATGAAGCCTTACAACCAGGACGCGGCGGTCATCCCGATCCTCTGGATGGGCAACATGGTGGTGTCGAACCGCATGCTGCAGGGCGTGCTGAAAGCGTAAGCCACCGGCGTCGAAACCCGCGCGGAGTATAATTCTATATTCCGCGCACGAAATCAATTCAAACTGGAAGGAAGCTCATCATGGCATTCGATCGCGCAGGTTTGGTTGGCGCTAACACCGCCCGCCGTACCACTGAAAAAGAGTTCAACCTGGGCACTCCGCTCATTTCGGCGGAAAATACGACTTATGTCTATGTCCGCGCAACCGCAGCAATCGCTGCCGCAGCCGTCGTCACTGTCACCGGTGGCTTCACCGCCTCCACCGGTGCCGGTAATTACACGGCCGAGCAGGCATTTGCTGCCAACGAATACGGCTGGGTCCGCAAAACCGCCTCGCCGCTGTAATATCACCGAGCTGTTCCCCCGGTGCTTTTCCTCAGGGCTTCGGCCCTGGGGCTTTTTCGTAGGGGAACGACAACCAAGGGGAACATAAAATGCAAGCAATGGAAGCTCGTCCACCGTATGTCATGTTTGAAACCCGGTCCATAGAAGACCGTGAGGCATCGGAAAAAGCAGGTCACTACGTCGGGAAGGATGTCGACTTCGTCCTGATCACCCCCGCCGGTTCGAAGGATCGGATCGACCGCAACGCGCTGGAATGGCTGGCGCAATGCCGGATCGAAGTCCAGGCCGAACGTCTGCCGGTGAAATGGGAGGCCCACTATCGGGAAGCCTATAAAAACTGGAAAGAGGGTCAGGAAGCTCCGGTTGATGGCACTCCGCTGATCAACTGGCCAGGCCTGTCCCCAACCCAATATAAGCAGCTCCAAGCCCTCCATATCCGCGCCGTGGAAGACCTGGCGGCTGCGAACGAAGAAACCATCAATCGCCTGGGCATGGGCGGTCGTCAGCTGAAGCAACGCGCAGTCGACTACCTGGCAGCGGCGAAGGATGTCGGTGCGGTGGCCGAAGCAGCTTCGACGTTGCGCGCACGGGCAGAAGCCTCGGAATCGCGCGAGAAGCTGCTGAACGAACGTCTGGAAGCCATGGCGGCTCGCCTGCAGGCCCTGGAAGGCGGGACCGCCCCACGTAACGAATCGGCCACGGCAGCGATCCAGGCATCGGATTTCCTGGACGACGATCAGCCGCAAACCCGCCGTCCGCTGTAAGAAAGGCTTGCCATGTCGAAGACTCTGTTCCAGCTCGTAAAGGATTTCTGCGCCCGTCGCGGACTTCCCGTCCCAACTCTGGTTGTCGGTTCACAGGATGACCAGCTCGTGCAAATTGTCGGGCTTCTGAACGAGGTTCTAGAAGACCTGACCACGAGGTATGTCGGACAAGCTTTGCAGAAGTCTTCGACGTGGCTGACCAACGGCCAGGAAAACCAAGGCCCCCTGTCGGGGCTTTGCCCGTTTGGCTACAAGTGGATTATCAACGGAACTTTCTGGGACCGGAGCCAGCAACTCCCGGTGAATGGCCCGATGACTGCGCAGGAATGGCAAGATTTGAAAGGTCGAGCAGCTTACGGGGCGTGGCTCCAGTATCGGATTATCGGGGATGAGCTTCACCTGCTGGGGGATCTTGGCTCGGGCCGCACGATGGCTCTGGAGTATGCCTCCGATTGGGCGGTCAGGGCTGATGATGGCACATTCAAAGCGGAATTCTCCGCTGACACCGACACCTGCCTCTACCCGACCTCGGTGTTGCAAGCCGGTTTGAACTGGAAATGGCGGCTAGAAAAAGGCATGAAGTATGCAGAAGCCTTCCGCACCTACGAAACGCTCGTCACAGAATTCAATGGCCACGACGGGACGAAGCGAGCCCTCTTCATGGACGGCGGCGATCAGCGCGCAACCCCTGGCATCTTCATGCCGGTTGTCGTTCGGAGCCAAAGCTAATGCGCCGCGCTCTGCCAGAGTCCGGGGCAAACTCTGCCCGTCCAGCCACCATGGCGGCGCCAATCGGAGGCTGGAATGCCAACGACTCGATCGCTGAAATGCGGGAGAAGGATGCAGTTTATCTGGATAATTTCTTCCCGCGCGCCTCGGATGTACAGCTGCGGAAGGGATTCCAGCGAAAAGCGGCATTGCCCGATGGCGATGAAATCCGGACGCTGATGGGCTACAAAGCCACGAACGGGATTGCGAAGCTGTTTGCAGCCAGCCAACGTGGAATCTTCGATGTCACCAACGGGAATTCCAGTACGATCGTCTCCCCAGCCACGAATGGCAACTGGCAATATACCAACATCACCACAGCCGGTGGCTCGTTCATCCTGGCCTGCAACGGCGTGGATAAGATGAAGCTTTACGACGGAACGACCTGGAAGGATCTGGACGGTGCATCCACTCCAGCAATCACTCCCGTCACCGGGGCCACTTTCGATACGGCCAAAGTCGCCAATATCTCCAAATTCAAAGCTCGCGTCATTCTCTGCGTGAAGGATAGCCTGAGCTTTTGGTATCTCCCAAACAATGCTATTGCAGGTGTGGCAACGGAATTTCCGCTTGGTGCAGTGTTTTCCAAAGGTGGCTATCTCATGGCCACAACCACCTGGACTATCGACGGCGGCGAAGGTCCGGATGATTACTTCGTGGCGATTACGTCGGAAGGGGAGGTTGCGCTGTACAAAGGCACCGATCCGAGCCAGTCAACCACCTTTTCCATCGTCGGCATATTCCAGCTCGCCAAGCCCATGTCCCGTCGGTGCTTTGTCAAGATGGAATCCGACACTGCTGTCATCACCCAAGCCGCTGTCTACCCGCTTTCGCGCAGCCTGGGAAAAGCCTACACAGAAGGAAAAGTCGTCTCCCTGACCCGGAAGATTCAGCGGGCTTACAGCGATTTCGCGCAGCAATATGCTGATTTGTATGGCTGGCAAATCACCCTCTTCCCGGAAGCCTCCATGCTCCTGGTCAACGTACCGATCCTGAACTATCCAGAGCGCAACATCGTCTATTCGTATCAGTTCGTCATGAACACGATGACAGGCGCTTGGTGCCGATTCACCGGGATGCATGCTGAAGCCTGGCTCGCCTTCGATGGGAAGCTCTATTTCGCCCTTCACAATGACGTGAATGAAGCTTGGACCGGGATGAACGACAATGGCGCTGCTATCGTCGGCGTCTGCAAAACCGCTTTCTCAGCCCTCGGTTCCTACTCCAACAAGCATGTCAAAATGGTCCGACCAATCGTTCAGATCGATCGCTCCGTCACGCTCAAGCTCGGCCTGGATGTGGACTTCGCCGACAATAGCCGCCAAGCCTCCGTCACCAACTACGCCCAAGCCCTTTCCTATTGGGACCAAGCCGAATGGAACGCAGCCTCGTGGAATGGCTCTTCCCTGACCCTATCCCGTTGGCAATCAGTCAATTCCCGTCCTGGCCGAACCGCAGCCCTTCGCTTGCGTGTCGAAGGTAAGGACGTTACAATGACTTGGATTGCAACAGACTTCTTGGTGGAGGGTGGGGGATTGTTATGAAGGTGGATTGGAGCCAGAATCCAGAACATAAGCGGAAGTTGGAACTGGCTCTTGGGGGAGAATTCCCACCTCCGGTTGCCTGGGCATCTACAGTCGACAATGAAGGCGAGGTCTTAATGACTATCGCCTTTCATAACTTTGGGCCGGCGACATGTGAGATTAGCGTTGCAGCTTACACCGCGAATTGTGTTACGCGGGAAGCCCTGGCCCGAATTTTCCACTATCCGTTCATTGCCATGGGGTTGCGCAGGATTCATTCCGTGGTGAGGGTTGACAATCCTGAATCGCTCCGAATGACAGAAAAGCTCGGATTGAAGGTAGAAGGTTACGTCAGGCATTGGTATCCGGATTGCGACGGAATCTTCCACGGAATGTTGAAAGAAGAATGCAAATGGCTGCGTAAGCCGAAAAAAGAAAGGAATACAGAATGAGCAGCCCGAAAGCACCAGCAGCACCCGATCCAGTCAAAACTGCCCAGGCACAAGGTCAGGCAAATATCGACGCGGCGAAGACTGAAGCCGAGTTGAATCGGTACAATCAGCAAACTCCGTTCGGATCGTCGACCTGGACGCGGGATGCCAGCGACCCGAACAAGTGGACGAACAGCTATCAGCTGGCTCCGGAGTTGCAGGGGATGCTAGATAGCTTCTACAAAACCCAAGGAAATGCACCAGCGAGTGTGAGTGCCGGTGCGTTGCCTTCGGTCGGTACGGGACAGTCATACCGGGATCAGCAAGCCGGAACCATCGCCAATGGGGTAGGCTCGCTGCAGAATTCGGCGAATAAGGTCGGTGCCAGCGGTCACGAAATGGATGCACGAATCGGTCAGTCGAACGCAACCGCTCTCAACGCCGGTGGCCTGGCAAACAGCCAAATCGATCGTCTGAAGCAACTCTACGGACAGGACTTCAACTATGACAAACTCGGTGCGATGCCGACGGCCAGCGACGCCACGCGAAAAGCGGTCGAAGACGCTTACTACAAAAAAGCAACCAGTCGACTCGACCCGCAATTTGCAAATTACGAAGCCGAGATGCGAAGCCGACTGGCGACTCAAGGAATTACGGAAGGGTCCGAAGCCTACAATCGGGAACTCCAGCAAATGATGAATGGCCGGACGGATGCCTATGGCCAGGCAACGAACGACGCAATCCTGAACTCCACGACAGAAATGGGCAAGCAATTCGCGATGGAACTGGCGGGCCGTCAACAAGGCGTGAGTGAGCAGAATTACATCCGAGAGCTGGCGACGAAGGAAGCCCAAGCGGCGATGGGGCTGTATGACCAATCGTCTGGGATTGCATCGGCGGACCGTCTGACGCAATCGCAGTTGCTGAAAGACGAAATGGGGTTCTACCAAGGCATGTCGGGGCTGCAGAATGATGCCGGCAATCGAGCGGCGCAATCCCAGGCGATGGACCTCAATGGCCGGAATTCGTCTCTGCAAGAGCAACTGGCAATCCAATCCGCAGGCCAAGGCGCCCAATCCCACCAATTGAATTCCCTGATGGCCCTGCTCTCCGGCGGGCAAATGCAAGCACCTGGTGCGGGTCAAACCCAGGTCGGCGCAGCCCCAATCGCCCAATCCATCTACAACAGCTATCAAGGACAAGTCGATGCAGCCAACTCCGGAGCGGCCAGCAAGCAGGGTATGTGGGGCACGGTCGGCTCTTTGGCAACGGCTGCAGCGATGGCGTACTAAGATGA